CAGTCGATGTTGTAGCGGCTCTCTACAATCAGTCACTATTTCTTGCTCGCCTCTTCCAAAAACAGGTTGTCTAAAGCAAAGATACAATCATTGAAAATCCATCTTGGTAGTGGTGATTCATACTGCTCACAGTAATCATTCACAGCCCCAAGACTTAAAGCCATAGGAATGCATTGCTCATACTGTCTAGAACGAGCAATCACGTAATAAGCTGAAAGAATGGAGTGAGCTGAGTATGAATATTCAGGCGGTAGATAGTAATCAGGCAGTGGCTGACCTAGCTTTTGATAGACTTCTCTTGCTTTTTCGATGTCCCACTTCGCTGTTTGGTACTTGTAGAGCTGGATGACTTTCCCAATGTTTCAGCCTTTTCCTCGTTGGCTTCAACTTGAATCTTTTGAGCTTCTGCAAGAATCCACACAATAAGCTCGATTGACTCATTGGTACTTGTGCAAAGAAGCTCAGCATTTTGCTTTGAATATTCAAAAATATTCCCTTCTTCATCTTCTAAGCCTTGCCAGTTCAAGACTAAGTGAGACACTGCCTTACTAAATGATTGAGCAATTTCACGAGAGCTTTCGTCTGTAATGTCTCGGACACCTTGAATCTCTTGCTCAATACGAGTGCCACGCAACTCCATGCAATGCTTGAATGATGGCTTATCTATTCCTGCAATAAGAAATTTAGCACCATCTTTGTAATCAATTAGCTTGCTTGGAATTTTGGTTTGTTCTTGTTCTTCGATTTTAATTTTCATGCTTATGGACCTGCCACGATAGGAATACGTTTAAGAGTAGGTGCAGCATCTGCCACAGTGAATGAAAATTGAGTGTTAATAATGTCGCCTGCTCCACCACTCGGTAGAGGTGCTGAAACCAATACATTTGGAAGTGACAATGTGTATTTATTCCCATCTTTATCTTTCAGGCTATATTCAAGGCTAATCGGCTCATTCAAAAACTGCTTTTCATACAATTCAGCAGTATTTTTGGACCATGCAATCGTGAAATTACCACTGCCTTTCATGATGGTTTCTAAAATTGCAGATATATTATTTTCGTAATCTAAGCACTTTTGAATCTGCATTGTATTATCAATGGTCAATTCAATCTGAGTGACACACATCCCTGCTTTCTTTTCACCTTCAATCAGAATGTCACCAGTTGAAAGACTTGTGAATGGAATTGCATCTTCTGCAGGTGTTACGGTACCAGTTGGAGCAGCTTCATATGCTGTACGCTTCATTCCCATAATTGAGAATTTAGATGTGACAATTCCGCTATCAGGAATGCTCAAGGTCCATTGATTGATATGACAACCAGTGAAAACTTGGTAATTTTCTATATCTGAGAAACCGCGGACAATAGAGTAAGTTTTACGATTAGTACCGCCAAAAGTTAGAAGGTTGCCAGTCCACTGATTAAATGCAACACCTTCAAGCATTGTGTCTTGAATCTTATAAGCAAATTCAGATTCAATATCACCTTGTACTTCAACACCAGTCACTAAATTACCAGCTGCAATTCGTGAATCTTTGATTGTTTGTGATTCGGTGGTTTGTGCTGATGCATCCAAACCATTGGTGGTAAATGCAAATGTATTCCAAGTTGTTGCAATCACACCGGGTGATGCTTCAAAACCAACTCGGGTTAGCTGTTTAGCTCCAGAACTCATAAAGTTCTCCTTAATTTGGGCATAAAAAAACCTCCTATAAGGAGGTGGATTGGAAATAGTTAATTAATTTACAGTGTAAGGCGTATGCACATTCACTTGATAAAAGTCCGGATTATTGGGTACTTCAATCACACTTGATGCTTGAAGCTCTAAACCACCAATTCTATAAAACTGTACGTGTTCCGCTAGTTTTTCAGCAACAATAAGAGCTGAGTCTGTTCCTGTATTGCGTGGAGCGAATAACTGAATGAACAGCATTCCTGTAGTCCGTGTGCACGGCTTATCGGCTAATCCTACAATACGCTTGTCACCACCACCAAAACTCACTTGAGCCCATATTTCGTTGTGTGGTGCTGTGAAAGGCTTACCGCTTTCAAGTGGTTGGTTTTGAAATTGAAAGTGTTCTTTTTTTATAGCTTTACTTATAAAGGTTTGAATCAGTTTTCGAATCTCACGTTTCGCATCAATATCTCTCATTTATACTTACTCGCAATATACTGAAATGCCAATGTGTAAACACCATTAGGTGCTTGCCGTGAAAAGCCACCTGCAGATTTTTTAATGTACCCTTTACCTTTTACCCAAGTCCCTTTTTGCACTGGATCAGGGTAGCCACCGTACTCGATCACATCACCATAAGGAGTATTATTTTGGATATATGCTTTATCACCTAATTTAAAAGAAGCAATTTTCCCAACAGCTGCTTGTATTGGATCACCATTGCCCTGCTTGGTTGAGTAATCTTCTGTATTGATCGATACAATGTGCGAGAATCTATAAGAGCCTTTATCAACAGGTGAGCGTACTGCAACTTGCTGTAAAGTATCTGCAATGATGTTCTTACAATGCTGATTTGCATCTTCTTTAATTGTGTTAATAAAGTCGGTTGGCTTGATGGACCATCTGCTCATTCACTCACCTTTCTTAACTGAACTTTCCAAATACTTCCAGTCGGATCAGTACCAATATCAACAATACGAAAAATACCTTTTTCAGTTTTCCATTCGTCATCAATTTGCGGTACGGCAGTAACTTCATTTTGCAGCACAGTTGCTTTGCAGTCTTCGACTTGATAATTCTCAGGCTTAACCATGTCTTTGGCATATGAACCAAACAACACACCACGACCTGTGTAAACTACAGTTTCAGACTCAGGATAAGTTTCAGTTTCAAAATCCATTTGACCTGAATTAATAATTTTAGTGCAAGTGAATGGATACACCGCATCAGTAAGCTTTGTGTTGAATGCTTTGGCTAACTTGGATTGAACCTTGTTTTTAATCATCCCCGATATACTCCAAATGCAAAGCCTTTAGGTGTTAAATCAAGTGATGCAATATAGGCTTTAGCTACTTGCTCATGCTTATAAATAGCCACACTACCTGCAGCAAAGGTTTCATCAACCTTAACCCCATCAGCATCAACCATTTCCCTTGTAGTTTGACGCTCTACGCCTGAGTAAATATCACCAGCTAAAATGCCCTTGATAATCTCACATACTGCATCTTGCAACAAAGGATCAATTGAATCAGGAACAAAACCTATTTCATTCTTCATCCAAGTGTTTGCTAATTTAATGAGGCGAGCTTTATCACCAGCTGGTGCAAAATCCGCTCCTATTATTTGCTCAGCTTGTTCTTGGGTAATAAAGCTCATGGGTTATTCCTTTAGTAGCAAAGCCAGCAAATCATCTTTTTTGGCATCAGATGGGAATTCAATTCCTTTCAATTTCAGAACATCTTTTAGTTCATCCACTTTAAGTTTTGAATAATCCACTAATTGAAGTTCAGCGATACGGGCTTGCATTGCTGTGGCATCGTTTTTAAAAGCAATAAATTCACCCTTTGCGGTGGCTAATTGCTCTTTGGTATTCGTTAGATCCAGTGCAACTGCATCAAATTGCTCAGTTGGTACCAAACCGGTTAAATCAACAGGTTCACCAGGCACAAGCCCAGCCTTTAACGCTTCCAATTGCTGTTTTAGCTCATCATTTTCAGCAACAACTTTTTCACATTCAGCTTTTGCCTCATCAACGACGGCTTGAAGTTCAGGTGTGATACCGACTTTGACATCAATAGTTAATGGCTTGGCTAGTGATAGTTCTCGAACATTTACAGGTATTTCAAGCGCTTCATAATCAGCTTTAATTTGCGGATAGTCACCATAAATCACAACTGATTCAGCATCTTTATTAGGCTTGTCATAGTAACTAGGGTTTTGAAAAGATCCTTGCTCATCAATTCCTGAGCTTTTTTTCGCATAGATTATTTTCAATTCTTTCTCCCAAAAAGAAAGAGGGCGAAATGCCCTCTTTTATGGTGTACCTGATAGATCAAGCAATGTGCCAGCTGTCATCTTATTACTGGTCGCATGTTTAACCCAGTTTGCATCCGCACCTAATTGTGCAAGTGTTGGGTTGGCACCTTTTGAGGTATCCCAAGAGTAACCGAGCAAGTCAAGGTTGAATGCACCTTCAGCACGCATACCTATTGCTAAGTTTTCTTCGTCGTTAATATCGTATGCACGAAAGCCAGGTGCTTGCGATTCAGTGACTGTCACTGCACCAGCCTGCAAACCAAAAGCATCATCATCTTCAATTAAATCTGTGACCAAAACGGGTTTGCCTAATGTTCCAGGTAAACCGCCATAAATAACAATTTCTGATTCACCGTAAATTTGATTTGTTAATGCTTCATCTACAATGTCGAAATATGTATCTGAGTTCATCACCCAAAGTGAGATACGGCCAAACTTATCACCGAACTTGCGCATGCCTTTAGTTAAAGCTTTGCGACCATCTGTAGCGATACTACCTTTAGCAATCATATCTGGATTACTGCTAATGGCTGCTTTTAATGATGCCAAGCTATATTGCAAACGACCATGTACCAATGCATCGGCTAAGTCATAACCAATAATTTCAGCGAATTCTTCGGGAGAACGTGCACGGCGTTTAAAAGCTTCTTCAGTAGAAGAATAAGGACCATACTTAAATGGTACTTTTACGCCAACAGATTCCCCTGCACCAATTTTTTTATTGGTCACTTTAGCAGTTGAGTTCACATCCCGATGTTCAATACTTCCCCCAACACGATAGAAAGATTGTTGATTGAAATCACCTTGAATGATCTCATTCACATAGCGGATCGCCCCGTTAGATGCTTGGTTAAAGACGTTTAGATTGTCTTGGAGACGCTCTAAATATGCTGTTTGCGCCAATTGATTATAGATAATCATGTCGCTATTTACAGTTGTTGTCATTATGACTCCTTATTTATCAAGTTTTAAATATGATTCTTGACCATGTGCACGGATGTATTCAGCTTTTGCTTTTGCATCCATCTGGCTGCGTTTTAAACCAGTATTTGCTCCACCATTGTTTTGGAAGCCTCCACCAGAACCTTGACCACCTTTTAAAATTTGGTCTTTGTATTGGTATCCACCAATCAAAGATTCCAAGGCTTCATCAAAGTCAGCAACTTCACCAGGACGAGAACGTGAAAAGATTTTTTGACCATCTGCACCGTAAGCTACAACCTTGCCATCTTCGATTTTGAAATTTTTTCCGAATTGGGCTTGGATCATGTCAACAGGTACAGAAACTTTGTCGTGAATAAACTTAGAACGAGCAAAACCGCCTCCAATAAGTTCGTTATGCAATTGAGATTGATAAGAATCACGCTCTTGAACGATCGGAGCATATTTTTCTTCAACAGCTTTAATTGCTTCAGATTTGATTTTCTCGACTTCACCGGCATCCACCAGTTTTTTATCATCGAAATTTTTTAATGTATCTAAAGCTTTTTTGGCAGCCTCAGGATCTTCAATACCCTCAAAAGCTTTCAAAGAGTTTTCTGCTTTTTCATAACGCTCACGATTTGTCTTTGCCTCCCCATTTAATCGCGTGATTGTCGCTACTGTTTGAGGTGCATCATGTGCGACTTCTTTACCATCATCGTGAATGTAAATCGGTAGACCGTTTTCACTCACTTCTGCATATGTTTTATTTTCAATGGTTACTGTTTTAAGTTTCATAAGTCATCCGACCCTATTTCTAAATGAGCATCCGCTCGTTGCGCCTTGTTCATCCGAACGTTAGGCAATAAAAAAGCACCTCGAAAGGTGCTAAATAATTTGTATGCTTTAAGCTTTAGCTTTTAGATGTTCGCCAGTGCATGTTTGGAATGCTATAAACCACATCTTCAACCAATGATTTGCCGTATCGCGCATTACAATGGCATCAGCTCGACCATTATTAAATTTAGGTCTTAACTCATATTGCATAGCGAAAATATTGAGCTTAAGAACTTTGTGATGATCTTTTAAATTGGTATTTTCGAGTTTTTCTAAAATCTCACGCTCAAATAACCATACAGTGCGTTTTAGTCCTTTTTTCTTTGGT